TCCCGGTACGGTTGAATCGGCCCCTGTTGGGCCTGTTGGCCCCGTAGGGCCGGTTGGTCCCGTCAGTCCTGTTGGACCCGTAGGCCCCGTAGGACCAGCCACCGTGCTATCTGCACCTGTCGGCCCTGTGGGGCCAGTGGGGCCAGTGGGGCCAGTGGGTCCAGTAGGACCAGGTATAGTGGAATCTGCTCCCGTTAGTCCAATTGGCCCTGTGGGGCCAGTAGGGCCAGTGGGTCCAGGCACCGTAGAAACAGGCCCCGTAGGTCCGGGAACGGTTGAATCGGCCCCTGTTGGACCCGTTGGACCCGTGGGGCCGGTTGGTCCTGTCGGACCTGTTGGCCCCACGGGTCCGGTAGGTCCACCCGAAGGTCCGGTTGGTCCCGTGGGGCCAGTGGGGCCTTGGATTGATGCAATAACCTTGCGCAACTTAACCTGTTGCGCCTCTTCAATCTGCTCCCTTACTTTGTCGGCCAGACCCATGTTATTAAAGTCAACAGTTTACCATCCTTCAATGCCTGCTTTTTGCCGATCTTTTTGCCGATTGGATTACAGGGCGATAGAACACATTCCAATAGCGCCCAATTCTAGCCCTAGACTCTTCTAACATTCCTTTGTCAACTAGGTCATGCAGGATATTTCTAGCATGAGCCGGGGTAATTTTAGGAGTGCGGCTTTGAGCAAATTCCCTCACTGACTTCCAGCCCTCACCTGCCGGTCTACCATTTGATCCTTGAACAAGTGTCTTTTGAATTAACTCCGTCCAAGCGTTATCAAAGCTCTTTGATTGTAGTCGCGGCATAGAATCTCCCATTGAGTTTTTTGGCCTGAAACAACTGATAGGTCCCGTCTTCAAACAAGAATCCGTAGCACCAAGCATTGTTGTGCCTTAGCTTCCCCGGCATGTGCTGGTTGTAGCTCATGTCTATCTTGCAGCAACAGCCAATGCCTCGCGCTTCTGCCGGCCCGTCCGCACTCTCCACCGGGGCCGAATCTGTCGCGTGCGTATGCCCAAAAAGGCAGTTTCCGTAGGTAATGGAATGCCGTCTGGCCGAACTTAGCCCAGCAAAGTAGCCATGCACCACTTTCATGTGCCCTAAACGAAAAATCCCTAGACGGGCGTCATAGGGAAGCATCGTAGCCTTAGATTGGCTGACAAGCTGCGTAAACTGCTTTATGCCGTCACGGGCGTAGTCTCGCAAGACCCCCGTTACAGCACTCTCCAAGTACCACAGGCGTTCATCGTGGTTGCCACGCAAAAGGACGTTCTGTTTTCCGCCCTCAAAAAACTTCCTTAAAAACTTGCTTCCCGCTTCCCAATCTTCAGCTAAGGAATGCGCCTTTTCGTCGTCCCCAGCTCCTTTCCTAAAGTTCCGAAAGTCAAAGCAATCGCCCGAATGAATCCTGATTTCGGGCTTAAACTCCTTTAAGAACGCCCCCAGCGCCCGATCTGTTTCCTCGTCCACCTGATCGCCGTGATTGTCTCCGGCGATGACAAACCGCTTTGGCTTCATCCTTGGCGAGAAGGACACTTCTCAAAGGTAAAACGCTCTTCGTTTCCTTCACCTTGGACGGGATTGGTTTTCGGCGTTTGGTTTTCACTCATAGGTTGAGAAGAGCGCGGATAAGGCCGGGAAAGCTCCAAAACATTGCCTTTAAATGTCGCGCTGTATGGACAGCGTGGCACCTAATGCAGCGAATGTGAAGCCTAATCTGCTGGCGCCGGCTGATGCTCATACGTTGATGAAATCGTCCCCATTGTCCGAATCATCGTCATCATCAGGGCCACGCATGGCTTGGAGGCTTAAAGCAAATGATTAAAAACCCAAGCTATGCCACCCATGATAAATGAAACGACGACTGAAATAACTGCTACCTTAGCCGTAATAACGTCCCGCCAACGCTCCAAACTTAACACGCGCCCGTTGGTTTGCTTTACCTCGTTGCGTAATTCACCAAGAACTTGAAGCAAATCAGCTCGAAACGCAGCGGTTTCTTTAGCTTGCTGGTCAAGTCGGCCAAGTATACGCGAAAACATTGCATCATTGGAGTTTTCGTCGTAACTCATGGCTTTAAACTACTAGCGTTAATTGCGGCGGTGCCTGTTCCAGCCTCCTGAATGTCCAATTTGTGCGAACCCCAAGGCGTGTTGATTTCAGACTTAACCCCGCGCATGTACGAATCCGGCGGCAGCTTGTGAGAGAAACAGCCTGCGGCGAGAAGCGGAATGAGTAGTACAAGGCGTTTCATAGCTTGGGCGTTTCGGTCGGCGTAGGTGCTGGCGACTTGGACTTGAAAGACCAAAGGCCGACCGCAGCAACTACCAGCGTGGTGACTGCTTCGATCAAAAGCGGGTCGGCAATTCCGCGCAGGGCTTCACTCTTGCCCGCAGCTAGGCCGGCGAGGTAGGCGATGAGCGTTCGGATAGCGCCCTGTAATTGAGATGCGTTCATTGAATATTGAGCGTGCCGACGTTGAGGGTTTGAATCGTCGCAGCACCACCGCCGCCACCACCACCACCGCTTTCTGGCTGCGTGGTCGCCGATGCCGTGTTGCTGGCCGTGCTGTCGCCTGAACCGTTCATGGCAAAGACGCGATAATCGTAAGTCGTCGAAGCCGTGAGCCCGGTGTTGTTGTAGCTCGTCGCGTTTGCGGCTGTCGTAGCGATTGCACTAAATGCGCTATTGCCCACTCTGCTCTCAATGCGAAACCCGGTCTCGTTGTTGGAGTTATCGGTCCACGCGAGGTTGATTTGAGATGAGCTGAACTGGGTCGCTCCGAGGCTGGATGGCGCATTTGGTACGCCGCCGATTGTGTAGGTTCCACTTTGCACGGAGCTGTCGGACAAACCGGACTTAACCGTGATAGCCTTCAGCGTCGTCGTCGCGCCGGGAAGGGTCACCGGAGAAGAATAAACCAGACTGCTCGTGGTTGGCGTGCTGCCGTCAATAGTGTAGTAAATCGTGTAAGGTGCCGGGGAGCCCGTCGTGATCGTGACCGTCTGTGCGGACCCATAGGTGCCGGGAGCCGGTGAATACTGGGGCGTCGCCGCGCCTCCGAGATAGTCCTCGTTTCCGTTGATGGCACGATGAGCGGCCGGGAGTCGCGAAACGTCAGCCGTAGCCGCGCTATCAACGTTGAATACTGGCCACGGCTTTGACCCAAACCAAGCTGGCTTTGCAGACCACGCCAGCGAGGCCGGAAACGTGGAGCCAGAGCTATTCTGGATCGCCCCCGTTCCGGTGCCAGCAGCGAAATAGTTATGCGTCACCGTCGAGCTTGCCTGCACATCCAAGTCGCGCTCCTGCCAGCCACCCGGTCCTTGATACAGTTTCACAGCCGTCAATTCAGCCGGAAGTGAACCTGAGCCAAAGTCCATCGTGACCGAGTTTCCAGCGACCGCCGTGACGTAAGACGAGCCGATGGCCCCCATACCCGTCGACTTGTTGTTCCACCAGACGCGGGGCCAAATTCTCCCACCAGTTGCCGCGTCGCCTGTGAACCAAGTGCCGCCCGACACGGTGAAGATTCCTACGGTGTTGCTCACCCGCGTCGTCAGCGTAGCAGAAGTTTCCCAGTCGGACCAGAAATCCCCAACGGCCACGTCACCCGCTTGGATCACGTAAGTGTTAGGAGCGTACCCCGGCTGGCTTCGATCAACCTGACCAACTTGATTTGACAGCCCAGTCGGTCCAGCAAATCCGTTTGCGTCCAAATTGAAATTTGGTTGGCCCCACATGATGCGTCCGGCGTTTACTCCATCTTGACCGAAGAAGTTTCGAGCGACGACATGACGCCGCGTGAATCGGTGCAGCATCAGGGAATACCAGCCCGCCAGCCCTGTGCCTCCACCGTAGAAATAATTACCGTAGACGGTGTTGTCTGACGAGCTGCCGTGGTAGCCGTCCGCGACATGGTTGTAGGCGTAGTTGCCCTCCACAAGGTTCAACATCGGGTGCGCGTTGTGGAGGTCCGAGCCTAGATCTGGTGCATAGTTGTATGCGTAGACGTTGTTGAACGAATTTCCGTTGTCGTAAATCCAAGTTCCCCATCCGCCGGTGATGATGTTGTCGTAGATTGCCGAGCTGGTCATGCTCCCAAATCCGATAGCTCCGTCCGAGCTGACGCTCGGGGCAGCGGTAAACACGCATTTGCGAATCTCACAACGGTATGAATCGCCAATCCCAATGGCGGAACCGTTGGCTGTGTTCATCGACCAGTTCAAGAACTTGACATCATACACCCAACAATACTCCGCAGCCGTGATAGCAATAACGGCTGGTGGATGGCTGGAAGAGGCGTAGGAAACGGAGAACCCCTCAAAACCAACGCCAGACGTGATCCAGTTTTGGCCAGCCAAAGCATATCGGTAGATCTTCAGCTCAAGGTTGGTCGCGTCTGCCGGTAACGCAGGATCAATGGTGACCGTCGTGCCCGTTTTCCCAGTAACCCGAGCATACATCCGGCGAGCTTCCGGCCACCCCAAGGAAGTCCACACTGGCGGTGCTCCAGCCTGAATGCGGGCATTGTTGACTTCGTTTTCGTAGGCGATGGAGACGTGGTCCCCGACTGTGTAGAGCGAGGTTTCATCAACGGTCAACGTGCGCGTTCCCTTGGTCTTTGTGCCAGTGACGATTTTGGGAGACTGGTCGGGAATTCCAGGCGATCCAAATTGAAATACACTCTGTGTCGTCGCGATTACAAACGTAACGCTGCCACTTCCAGCTCCACGAATAGTTACGTTGTCTTTATTCTGTATGTAGAGCGCCCTCGAATCGAAGCGATAAGTGCCGGGCGGAAAGTAAATCACGTCGCCAGGATTAGCAGCAGCGTACGCCGCCGCGACCGCAGCGTTGGCGCTCACGACGCCCGTTGAATCGGCGTTGTACGGAGCTGCAGTGACGTTGCGCACCGTGCCGGTGACGGCACGATCATTCACGCCGCCTGCTAGGTACTGGTCGATCCCACCGGGGATTCCGGTGCCGCCGGGAGTCCCGGCAGCTTGGCCGACTGTCCACTCACCTTGGCCTGTGGCTGGAGGTGCCCAAGTCTGGGCGAAAACCGATAGAACGCTGGCGAAAAGAAGTGCGAGGAATCGTTTCATGGAATCAAGGTCTGCCTGCTGCGTGAATCGCTGATATCTGTCCAGAAGTCAGTTCGCCAGCGTACAGCCGGACGTCGTCGAGGTCGAAGGCTGCGTTGTCTGCGAATATGGATTTCACAGAAATGAGCCCTGCCGCGAAATTCGCCGTGCCTGTCTTGTCGTCGCTAGTTATATCAGGTGAAGCTAGGGCTCCGTTGATGTAGAGCTTAATATCCCCTGCCGCTGTGGAGTTGCTAAAGACGACAGCAATATGACCCCACGTTGCTGTACCGATAGGCGCGTAAATGCTTTCGCCTCGATAACCAGTCGCGCCAACTACTGCGCATCGGAGCCATCCGCCATCAAGCGAAAGCTCCCACCTTGGGACATCGTTGATATATTGAGAGCGAAGTATTGGTGCGTAGTTTGTGAGGTTTGGAACCCTAAGCCACAGCGCAAGAGTCACGATGTTCGTGCTGTAGGTGACATTAGCTGAAGACTGAAATGTCCCGTTTCCAACAGCCATGGCCAGGAAGTCATTATTGAGCGTGCCTGTATTTGTCGTGCTTCCGGGGCCAACTGAAGCTGTTATTGTCGCTCCAGGAGGCCCATTGAGCGGCCAGTGGAGAAGGTCGGGCGTAGGAATGCCCGCAGTGACCGTGTACGCTGCACTGGCCACCGCGCTGTCGATCAAATAGGCGCCGTCCTTGTACGCCATCGACTCAATCGTTTGGTTCGCTGAAATAGTCCAAGTTGCGCCAGCGGTGCCAACCGAACGGCTAGGATCGGTCGTGTTGTTCGTGGTCATGAACGTTACGCCGCTCGTTCCTGATGAAATGGTAATCGTCGTGCCGCTCGCGACCGCACCAGCCGCAGGCGAAAACGTGGGCGTCGCTACGGTGCCGGCCATCTTGATGACCGGCTTGTAATCGGCGTCGTGGCCCGTGTACGCCGGGATTCCGTTAACGCCTGTTAGCGCCCAGCCGGCTGGAACGCTGGCGCTATCGAGGATAAACTTTACGTCACCCGTATCGGCGCCGCTGCCACCCGTCGAGTTAATCGTCATCGAGTTGTTGGTCGCGTTTCCGGCAATCGTGACGCCGTCGCCAGGGTTGATCGTGAAGTTCCCGGTGTTGTTGATCGTCATCGTCGTCCCGTTCGCGATGATACGACGGAGAATGTTACCCGTGAGGGTGGTAACATTCATTGTCACCGCGTTAACGGTGGAGAAATTGGCCGAGCCTGTGACGTTGATATTGCCACCAATCGTGTGGTCACCCGTCGTATTTCCACTTCCGACGATCCGCGTTTCACCAGTACTGCCAGGATCAAGAATGATGTTTTCGTTGGAGGCAGAGGCAATCGTCACGTTGCCAGAGGATGCCACAATGTTTCCCGTGACAGTGTAGTTGCCGCCCATGCCGCCCGGTGGTGTCTCCCAAGTAATTGTGCCAGCCGTGTTCCACGTTGGCACCTGCCCATTGCTCGGCGTGTCGCTGGCCAAGGCTCCGAGGAGGATGATGTTGGCAGTGCCGTCGTAGGTTTGGAACGAACCGCGTGAGGTCGCCCAAGCGTTCGTGTCAAAGCTGATCGTGCCAGCGGTCGTGGTAGACGGGGTGGCGTTGCCGGTGATTGTCAGGTTGCCGGGGAACGTTGGCGAAATGTCGAACACCACGTTGCCCGTACCCGTAACGCTCGCATTAGTTAAAAACCTAGCACCAAGAATCTTGCGCGTGCCACTGGTCGCACCGTCAATTGGCACGTAGTCGTCATTATTTACCGTGGTTGCCGTAGTGCCAAAGTCTTTGATTCGGGCAGACGCCGCAAACAGAATCGCCGGAATGCCGACGAACAGGGCGATTTTGAGAAGCTGGTTTTTCATTAGGAAGTGATAATCTCGAAGCCGTCGTCAGTGACAAAAAGGGTGCCGTCGTCGGTCACGATGTTGACCGTCGGAGCGGGTTCGCCAGGGTCGAGAGACGCGGACGAAGAGAACATCGTGCCCGCCGTTACGGCATAACCCAACCGCCGCCCTAGCTGGTTATTAAAAGCTGCAAGTCCCTTGTTCATTATGGTTGTGGTGGAACGACCACTTTGGCGGCAATAGCAGTAGCCACTTTTTGCCCCAACTGGTTTGCAATTGAGGCCAGCCCCTTATTCACGTTAGTACGTCAGCTCGGTGGCATGAACCACGGCGTCGCTCGTCTTTCGAATGAACTTAGCCGCTTTAGCCATTTCTCGGTGAAAAGTGTACTTCTCTCCGGCAATCAGGTCATGGCCGTTTGTGGCGCTAGGCGTACTGCCGTCAAACGTTACCATCACGTTGGCCGTCTGGACATCAATGATGACGGCGCGAGTGTTGTCACTCCAAGAGGCGCTGGCAAGCGATACGGAGCTGGAACTGACGGCAAGACGCTCATCGGTGGCACCGACAGTGGGAACAAGGTAAAGAAGGTTGTACATGATAGGAAATTAACGGGACTGGGCGCTGGCGTGGGTACGAACCCGAACGCCTGCGTTCATGGCATTGCGGACGTTCATTGGGTTGGTCATTTCAAGAACAAGCAGACTTTGGGCGTACTGTTCTTCCGCCATTGCCTTCTCGGTCTGCTTATCGTACCGCAGGAAATCAGCAGCCGCCGCATGAGCCGCGTAATGGTAGAACTCTAACGGAACGTTGGCGTTCGTGGTGGAGTTGTAGTCCCCTTCCCACCGCTTTTTGTAGTCCACATAGGCCGTCGTAGCCGATGTCGTGTTAACTAAGAGTCGGGCACCAGCCGATGTGACAACAAAGCTGTACTCCCAAACGCTATTGGTTACGTGCGGTTCGTTATCGTAGATGCGAAAGAACGTGTCGATGCTGTTTAACGTCACCTGCGTAAACGGAATCGTACTGTCAGATACCGCCCGCTGTTCTCCCAACACCAAGTAGCGGGGCCAATAGTCGTATTGACGGTAGGCGTTGTAGATCCGCCGGTTAATAAACTCGCCGACAAGTGTTGTTTCAGCCGTGGCAAAGGTGGTGTTGCCCGTCAGCCCCTTGACCAAGGAAAGCAAACTTGTGTAAGTGGCGGTTTGCATTAGAGCTTGTTAGGCGACAGCTCAGGGAATTTCTTCTGGAAATAGCGAATAAACCCTTTGCTAGACACCTCTTTATGCCCGTATTTGTTTACGAGGCGCAAATACTCGTCTTGGGGGTAAACGGCAACGCAACGCATGTTTACGTCCTTACCAATAGGGCGATGGCCTCGCAGGGCTTTGGCCTCAGCCGCCGCAACGATTTCGTCCTTTCGGGTCAGTTCCTTGGCCAGTTGGAACCCCGTTTTGACTTCTTTAATCAGCGCATCCCGAATAGCTCTGTCGGACGGTATCGACGTGACAATAACGTTCATTGTCCCGCCATTATATCAGCAGGGGAGGGAAGCCAAATGGCTGAAATACTCCTCGTATTCAACCGACTTGCGTTTAAGCCCCCACTTGGACCTAGCACCCCAAGCAATTTTACCACGATCTAGGTTTCCAACTTTCTTTAATGCTGCCGCCATTTGATCTACGTTCCGGCAACGATAACCACTAACGCCGTTTTCCACCGTTTCCACAAAGCCGCCCCAATCGGACGTAATGGCCGGCGTACCGCACATCTGGGCCTCGCAAGCCACGTTTCCAAACGGTTCAAAGGTTTTGGTCGTAGAAAACACCGCCAGCGCGCCCGCCATCAGCTCGTTTCGGTCAGCTAGGCTTACTGGCCCTAAATACTTGGCCCCGTGCGTTACAAGCCGATTGTCACCCATCCCCGCCACCAGCATTGGCACCCCGGCTTTGGCTGCGGCCTCACAAGCCTCAGAAACGCCCTTACCTGACGTTAGACGCCCTACAAAGCACGCATAAGTACCTGGCCAATGGTTTATGGGAAATTCGTCCTCATCGTAGAAAGAATGGATGACGTGCGTGTTTGGATTCACCGGGTTGTCCAAACTGCGTTCTACCCCAAAACAAAACGACATCCACGCATAGCTCTCAAACACCAGCCACTTGCTCGCGTACCCTGAGTACCCAATGCCGTATTCCACCACCTTATGTCCTGGCACCAGATTTTCCAATTCGGAAAGGCAATTGCCGCCCAAATGGCAGATAAAATCACCCGGTTGCTTTCGTTCGTGGATGGCTTTTGCCACGTTTACTCGGTAGTCCACCCAAAGCGGAAACCGGGGATTCCACGAAGGATAGGTATAGTGCTTCATCTCCAAGAGCCCAATTCGCTGCTGCTCGGTAAAGCAGGACACAAACTCGTCGCAAATGGCCTCGTTCTGGGTGCCACCGTACAGGTACACCGTGTGCCCGCCCATCTTAAGCAGCTTGCAAAACCTAATCGTTTTTTGAGAAAACCCGCATTGGCTAAACTCGCGGGTCGTGTTGGATTGCGGATTGGCTACAACGTGAAACCTCATAAAAAAGGGGCACCCCGATTAAGGAGTGCCCCAAGGCGCTAGTCAATGCAATACGCGGTTACTTAATGAGGTTGGGATCGCTGACGCGCCAAGCAAGTACCCATTCACCAGCCGTAAGGCTGGCAATCGTGCCATTCACTTCCATGTAAATGGAAACGGTGGCAGTGGTGTTGTTGAAATAACCACGAATGGGAAGCGTCGCGCCGGTCGTGCTTTGAAGCAAAGCATCGCCCGTATTAACCGCCGCCTGCGTGATTCCGTCGAGGTCAAGATTATCAATAAACTCGTCCGGGTCAGCCGCCGTAACGCCGCAATCAAGCGTAATGTCAGAAGCACCAGCTTCCGCCGTAACCAACGATACGACAAAAAGGTCAACGTATGCGCCTTTTGGCACCGTGCCAATGATGCGCTGATTAGCAGCACCAAGCGTGGACAAAAAGCCAGTCTCTTGCAGGTCGAGATAGCTGAATCGAAAACCGTCGGTAAAACCGGCGTTTTCGTTAATGGTAAGCTTAGGCATGTAAGTATTGAGTTTAGGTTGTTTAGTTGTGGTTACAGACCAACGATCTCACCATGCGCAGCCGGGTGATTAACGATGAGGGTGCCGGTCCAATCAACAAACCCGCGTTCACCGCCACCGAGATTCGGCAGCGAATTGGTGCCCATCGGGATGAGTTCGCCAACTTTGAGGTAATCCGGGTTGATGAGATAGCCCACGTCCTTGTTCGTCGTGTCCGGCGAGGTAACGGGGTTCATGTTGACGATGGACACCGAACCGTTGTCCGCCATATATTGCTTTACGAACAGTTTGATGGTGCCGTCACCGCTGTTGGCGTTATACGTGCGAATGGCACCCGTGGTCGTGTCCGCCTGGGTGTAGGCGGTGATAACGGTACGAAGTGCCGTGTCGGCAACGAGCGTCAGATCCGCCGCTTCGCCGCTCGTGCGGTAAACCGACGTAATAAGACCATTAAACGCGACTTCCGACATGGCGCCGGAAGCGTGGATGCTGCCCGACGGGGTGCGATAGGCCGCAGGGACATCGGACGGGCCGGTGCTATCCAGCCAGTCGCCGAGACCGCGCAGCGTGTACGCGGTGCCGCCACCGTTTTCCGCCGCACGATCTTGGGTGCCAAGGATGGTCGCCTCAATGTCGCGCTTCAGTTCTTTGATAGCCTTCAGTTCGGCCTTCGCGTAGGTAGAGGCGTCGCCCGAATCAACGGCCTTTTGGATGTTGGTCTCCATGAATTCGCGCCGCAGCGTGTGGACGTAATTGCCCACGCGAGCGAGATCGGCGAACTTGTTGGTAAAGCTAGTAACGTCGGAGCCCTCGGCAACCGACGTGGTGTTGACATCAGCCAACTTGTCGATGCCCCACTCATGGAAAGTGGCGCGGATTTTGAGCTTTTCGGCCATCGAGTACACGGGCGTGGACGACGGAGCGAGCAGGGCGACAGCCGATTCGATTTCCTCGCGGTTGAGCGCGGCAGAACCCGGAGAGGTCGTGTCGTAGGTGTTTGAGAAGGACATGGTTTAAATACGCTTACGTAATTGATGTTTTGCTGTGCGAAGGGCCAAGTAGTCGTTGGTGCTTTGACTTTCTCTAAACCGACTTTCCAATTCCTTAATGGACTTTTCCTTTCGCGCATCGACATTGGTAGGAGCCGCTGTGGACGTGCTGGGACTGGACGGAGGCGTAAGAGAGGGCGACTTGCCGTTGGACGGCTTGTCATCTACAATCAGACGCCGGCCCCACATTGAATTTGCCGCGTGGGCTAGGATGTAATCCAGTTGGGGGGCCAGTTCAGGAACGAGTTTCTTGGCTTTCAGAACACGAGGGTCATTGATCATTGAAGCATAACGCTTCGTAGTGTCGTCCTCGTTATTCTCCACCCAAGAGATTTCCTTGCGCGCTTGCTGCGAGAGTTGGGCTTCGAGTTGTTTTCCCTGCTCCCGCATCACGATTTCGTTGTGCTGGGCTGGCAGGTACTTATCCTTGGCCTTGATGGCCTTTCGACGCAGTTCCTTGATTTCAGCCTTGGTGTATTGCTTGCCTTCCGATTCTAGAATGATTTCGGAGGCGGACAGACCATCGGCTTTGTCGAGCACGTCGTCGAACGTTTCCAAGAGCGTTTCCACCTCTTTGCGCTTACCGTTAAGCGTGGTGATGTCGTTGATGGACTCGTAGGGATTATTCTCGATCCGCTCGGGAGCAGGAGGCTGCTGTTTCTTGATACTGTCTTCCAGGGCCGCGAGGCGTTCTTCAACCTGCTTGCGCTTGGCCGTTAGTTCGGACACCCGCTTAAGCAGACCGCTCTTTCCCTTGGACGCCAGAAGATCAATCTCCTCTTCCGTCAGTTCATTAATGGGCTTGGAAAGAACAACCGCCTCGTCTTCAGCTTTTGCTTCAGGAGGTTCAGGTTTCTTTTCTTCCTTTACCACCGTGGCACTAGCCTCGGACTTTTCCGGCGCCGGGGGTTGCTTTGAAAGCTTCTCCTTGCGCTTGGCGATTCGGGAAGCGATGAAATCGGCCTCCGTCTTCGGTTTCTCTACCACGGCTGGTTTAGAGTCCTCCGCGATGGACTGTACGACTGCTTGTTCTGACATAGAATGTGTGATCTAACTCCGCCCTCTTTACGCCAAGGCGACTGCGTAATTCGGAGTATAGCACACACCTATCCTTGAAGTTTTCGGAATCGTTCTTTGAACTCCGTATAGGAAACAAGGGCCAGCAGTTCATCCAAAGCCAGGATACGCCCGCTAATTTGCTGTATGGTTTCGCTTGTGGCGCCGTGCAAATCACGGATGTGGCCCTCGCGGCAATCCTTGACGTGCTCCATCAAGGCAAGGAAATCGGAGCTGTTGTGTAGACGTTCCAGCGTCTTATGGTCAAATACTTGGATCATTGGGCTTGATTAAGCTGCTGCGTTTGCATTTCGGCCATTTGGGCGGGCTTGGTGCCAATCTTTCCAATCTGCGCATTCTGCATCTGCGTCATTTGGAATTGATATTGTTCGACGTACTTCTCTAGGCGGGCCTTGAAGGCTTCGTCCTGCTGGGCACGCTGCATAACATCCGGCTGCTGGAGGTACTGCTGTACCACTTGGAGGGCAATTTGCGCCCCATTGGGTTGCGCCCCCACCTCGATGCCAGCGTAGATCTTGGCCAAGTCGTCCGTGACTTTTTTGACAACGTTTTCTTGCGCCTGCTGGGCGGGCTGCAAGACGGCATCCGCCATTGCCGGGTTGATCGTATAGGCGACAAATTCAAGCACGTCGCCCATCTTCATGCGGCCCTCGGTGTCGATCTGCTTCAATGTCACCATCTGCTGAATCTGCTTCTCCACCGTCTCGGGGTCGTTGTTTAGCACGTCGAACATGATCGTGATGTCGAACTTTTCGTTCGGGTCGCCACGGCTGAACTTAACGCTGTCCGAAACGCCCGTCACGCGGAAGAACACTTCTTCGGGGCCGAACCGCTGAAAGCATTGAAAGGCGTACCGAATCACCTCTTGAACGTGGTTCAGGAACTTGGAAACGAACGCCTGCTGCTTCACCGAGGCTAGGCCATCCGTCTCGGGGTCGCGCCCCATCATGCGGCGGCACTCGTCGATAATCGTGCGCTCGATCTCCACGCTGCCAGGGTTGAACTGTGGGACGGGGGCGAAGTGGATTTCACCCATGCGCCGATAGGGGATGAGCGACTTCGGGGACCAATCCAGCGAACCCTTGAAGTTGTCCGGCACCATGCGCGGGGGGCACGTTGCAAGGCTGTTTCGGTCAATTCTGGAGTCACGCTCCACCTTTACCTGCCACTGGGCGCCACGCATCTTCTCGGGCAGCGTATTGCACTCGTAGAGGCGTTTGTTGTCTTCCGACAGCCGGGTGACGACAAAAGGGTAGTCGTCGTAGCCGTTCATAAGTTCACGCTTGGCATAGGCCGGTTCGCCCACTTTGCCCGTAAAATGAGGATGGAACACCGTGCAATAGATGCCTTGGCTCCCGTCATCGTCGTCAATGAGGCGTTGATAGCAATAAATCACCTCAAACAGTTCGTTGCTAGACGTGTTAACGGTGCGGCTACGGGTGGCGCTGGTACGCGGTTCGCCCATCTCCACGGATGCCGTAGGGCCTTTAAGAACCTGCTCTACCCACTCTTCGTCCCAGCCTTCAGTCTCGACTTTGTTCCAAAGCTGCTGCGCCGTCATAATGACGCGCCAAAAGCAATATGGAGCCTCTTGCGGGTTGGTCGTATAGGCAGGAAAGAAAACGTCGCCATCTGGCGCCAGCGCCGCCACCTTGGGGGCATTGATTGACTGCCGCACAACGGGCAGTTCGGCGACGCCGTCCTTACGAAGCTGAATCAGCGCCTTTTTGATGCGCTTGTCTTTAATGCCCGCAAACTGCTGCTTAAACAGCATAATAAGCTGTTCGTCGTTTTCACCGCTCAAAACTAGGCGGGCCAGCGGCGGACTAATCTCGGCAATCTGGTTAATGTCCAGCTTTTGCAAGAAAGTGCGCGCTTCCTTCTGCCAACCAACGTAAGTAATCATTACGTTTTTCTCAAGTAGGTAGTTAGCGCCCAACTCCATTTGCCGAGCAAAATCGGGAATATACGTCCGAATCATCCACTTCAGGAACGCCGAAACAACCTTGGCTCGGCCTACGTCGCCCATTTCCACCGGAAACGCTCGAATGTTTGCCCTTCCCAAAGACGACATGAACAGCGAAACGTAAGCGTCAATGTGCTCTTCAATCAGAAAAACCTCCGTGTCTGACGCATCTTCCCACGGGAAAGCATCGGCCCCATGCTTCAACAAGTCCTTTGCCTTGCCCGCCCAGATGTTCCGCCGATAGTCGAAGCTATCCCGGCAAGTCGTCATGTACCAACCCAAGTCGTTTAACGTCTGGTCATAAGCGGTCTTTAGCGCCATAATGTTCGGCTTGTCGCCGACGTACAACATGGCCTGAGTGTGGTCGTTAGAGTTGTTCATTGAAACGTTGCTTGAGCTGGCTAGTGGTTTCGCGTCTGCCAATCTGCCTGATCATCGTGGAAACAAGTTTATAGTTCAGCCCAAGCTTGTCCGCCAAAGCAGAGGGAACGACTTCGTTGTAAGACGCATGAACCACATGATAAAGCATTTCAAAGGCAAGAAACCTGTCTGCTTGCTGATTCAACCACACAGGGTCTTCTGTAAGGTCTGTCTCAGAGTCCGGTGAGCAATTCATGGCGAAAACTCTCCCCTCCCGACTCGTCCTTGATACAATCGACAAAAATGGATTTGCCGATGAGACGATCTTTTAGCCGGCGGGGAATTGCCACAGGATACTTGCCGTCGCGCCCTTCAATAGCAGCAAAAACCCAGTTTTCGTTGCGCGCCGGGTGAATCACATGCGCTTTGAGCCGCTTGGGCACCACCATCGGAATTTCCACGGCTAAACGCAACTTGTCGGCCCCGGATGCCGTAAACCATTTGGCCCCGTCAATCTCGTAGAAATCCTTTTCGCAAAGGTGATTGTCTCGCAACCTTGCCAATTCAGGCGGGGCCATCTTCATCTCTTTGGCCAAGGACATAAATCGGATGTCCCCTGGCTGCGGCTCACGTTGGGGCTGGGGTTTACGTCCACGCCGTTTTGCTGTTGTTGCATTCATTAATAGCCTCCTCTGGTTTTCATTCCTCTACCGCCTGCCTTAATATCAACGTACCGAATGCCATCAATCGCCGCATACCGCAGGCAATCAATCGGGTCTTTAAAAATCTCCTTTTCGTCCTCGCCGATGTACTCCTTCAGCGCCAAGATGGTGTTTTCGCACCGATTGCTGATGTAGAAATGTGGGCGATTCAGCCCATCAATCGGCTTCTTGACGTTGTACGCCATCTTGCTCTGCAAAGCCTGCAATCCTTCGTTGATATGCAGCCCTGGGGCCGGGACAAAGCGCATCCCGAGGTTGCACATTTCCTCCATGATTGAGGAACTACCCATCAGCGTCTGGTGCTTGTTTGTGCCCAACCGAGGGTCAATTAGCCGCTCGTACACTTCGGCAATCCCAAGCTGTTTCTCGACGTTTTTGATAATGTCGATGTAGTCGTCGTAGCCGTAGCCACGGCCTCGTGCCCCCTCGCCCTCCACCCACTTGCCGCCGTTGGTCTTTGCCCAGTCGCCAAACGTCACATCTGGCCACTCCGCCACCACCCAATACGTGTCGGACGCATCCACCCCAATCCACGACATGAACCAGTTCTTTTTGCCGGCAGGGTCCAGCACCATGTAATAAGTCAAACCCTTTGGTATGTCCTCTGGCTTGACGACATTTACCATTTCCCCGAAACAGGGAAAACTCGTCGTCGCATTGCTTGTCGGCACCCCATACGCCGACATAAGCGTGTAAGAAACGTCGTTCTTCGCCCGGCAGATCTCCGCTACGGTCTCGTACCCGCCCCACGGGTTGTCCTTCGTGTGGAAATAGATGATGGCCGTGTTTTTCTGGGCGTTCTGCTGCACATAGGGCACCTTGTAGCCCTCCAGCCCGTGCAATTCCTTCATCAAGGGCGCATCCCGCTCTTCAATCGTCCGAGCCCCGCCCCGATAGTTCCTCACCGTCTCCGTTTCGCCATGAATCGGCGTAAACGTGAGCAGCAACTTGGCATCATGCGTAGCCAAACGCAGGTAAAGGCGGTCTAGCATGGCCATACCAAGCAGGTATTCGTCGCACCACGCCCCAATGTTTACCACCGTGGGCGCCGGACTGCCCAACTTCTGACCCTCTAGGATGCTTTCGTTCTGCTGAAACTGCGTGTACGTCTTGAAAACGATCTGAGACTTGTTCGGCAGCGTCAGCTTGTACCCCGCAAAGCCGTTCTGCTGCGAATAGCTGACGTAATGCGTTTCGTTTGTCACCCGCTGCCGCAATTCTGCCGGTAACATGCCCCATACCGCCGCTTGTTGCACCATTACACTCGTCTGGGCATCCTGCGAAAAGCAGAAGATGGTGCTCTCTGGGTTGTTAATCGCCGCCTTGATGACTGCCTTGGCCCCGTAAAAGGTCTTTCCGCTGCGATTGGCGCCTAGCAGCAGCAAAGTACGGGCATCCACCAATAACTTGTCCGCCACCTTCCAATTATCGAACTCCCAGCCGTGCCGATAGGGATCTCTTAAGCTGTTCTCAATCGCCGCATGGTAAAGCCGATGCAGCTCCACCAGCTTTTCCGGCTCCATCTCTGCCATCTCCTCCGCCGTCGGAGGCTTCAGCAACGCATGTTCCTTCCAAACCATGCTCATGCCTTTAATTCAGCCACGGGTTCGCTTACAACCACTTCCACGGCCTCCCGACGGCCCTTCAGCAAAGCCTTTGCTTCCTCAATCGCCTTTACCGCATCCGCCAAGCTCACCGCTTTTGCCCCTTGGTGCTCCACAATCATCTTGTTCCCCCCATCCGTAGCCAGGATGTGCTTGTCCGTAAAGATGCCGTAACTCAGCGCCAAATCCCGCAAAGGCGTAGCCGCCAGCATGTCCGGGTCATCGCTCATCATTGCCATCTTGTCCATCGCCAGCATTCGCGTCCCCTCCGCTAGCTCCAACGCATCCTCCGCAATCACCTCCCGCCTCCGACGAATCAAATCCGCATGCGTCGTCCGAATCCGACACAACGCATTCCAATCAATCTTAAACTTCTCCTTGATCCACTTTGTACTCTTCCCTTCCGCCAACGCCTCCACAATCTGCACCGCTTTCCCCGGCTTCTTGTACTCCAAAAGCATCTTGTTCTTCTCCCCCACCTCCTGCACGGATGCCGCAGCCTCCTTTCTCAACTGCGCCCTAACAGCCCGCTTTTCTTCCTCCGTTTGCTCCATCCTCCACTTCCTGACGCCCCCCAATCTGACTGTCAAGCCTATTGGGTAAAATTCCCCAACCATTTCAATCTACAAACTATTTCAACATTTATTGAAAATAATGCTTGACGACCTACCCACTTTCCCCCCATCCATAATGAGCCCCCCGCTTTGAGGGGGCGAATGGGCTTGCCCAATAGCCGCCCAAGTGGTGTCCCCCTTTACCCCAATTTTTAAAAATACATCTTCAAATTTTTAAACCTACCCCCGGGAAGAATCCCAATAATCTTCCCAGCCTGGCCCGACGATGCCCCCCCCCTGCCCTTGGCGTAGCCATTATCTCTCGTCCGAAGTCGAAGACTTCGAGCTGAGGCCGCTAGGCCGAAGCGTGACATCGGAGCCAAAGGGGCGGCGCCAGTAGCGGCACAACTGTGAATGAGTGTGAGGCCACGGGGACGCCCCAGAGCGCGTGGGCGAAGCATGGGGGGCGTGGGATGGATTCCGGGAGCCCTTGGCATTACTTGAGTGAGCTTATCTGTTTCCAAGGGATGGCAGGGGGAACTAGGGTGAAGGCCCTAGGTGAAATATGAGGGTTTCTCCCAGCTAGTATTTTATCCTGCGTCTGGTAAAGTGTGCGTGTCGGGGCGAGGTGATCCGGCGATTAACACTGAAACAAAGGAAACTAACATGAACTTGCAAGAAATCAAATCCGCAGTCGAATCCGGAAAAGTGGTTTGTTGGGGAAACAGAGGGTATAAGGTAATCAAAGACAATACCGGGCAATGGCTGGTGCGTTGCGAATGGAATGGGTATTGTTTCGGGCTTTACTACGGCAAGACCGATACGTTGAACGGCAAAGAAAGCGAGTTTTTCGTTCAGGAGGTGGCTCCGTGAGAGTCTTAATCGCTTGCGAATACAGCGGGACGGTACGGGACGCATTTTCGGCCCGAGGGCATGACGCTTGGTCTTGCGACCTGCTTCCGTCAGAAAAGCCCGGAAATCACGTCCAAAGGGACGTTACGAGCCTGCTAGGTGACGGATGGGATCTGTTGATTGCTCATCCGCCTTGCACTCACTTGGCCGTGTCGGGTGCCCGTTGGTTCCCTGCTAAGCGTGCGAGCGGGGAGCAACAGGCCGCGCTGGACTTTGTCCGCCTGCTTTTAGGCGCTCCGATTGCGCGCATAGCCTTGGAAAACCCTGTCAGTATCATTAGCTCCTATATACGGAAGCCCGATCAAATCGTGCAGCCTTGGCAATTTGGACATGGCGAGACTAAAGCGACGTGCCTATGGCTTAAAAACCTGCCTAAGCTTGTGCCCACTAACGTAGTCGAGGGCAGAGAGGCAAGGGTGTATAAGATGCCGCCAAGTGCGGACAGGTGGAAAGAGCGAAGCCGCACGTTTCAGGGGATAGCGGACGCAATGGCGGAGCAGTGGTCTTTTTGAACAACACAGCAACACTGAAACAAACAAGGAATACGAACATGAAATTGAATCTCTTATCAGTGGGCGCCGACGCCAAGACTAGCAAAGGCGAACAATTCGGCTGGCGCACTGCTATTCTCTATTTGGCTCCGGCGCAGATGGCGGGGCGCGGTGAAGTTTGCCCGAATCGATCTGCGGGATGCACCCTTGCATGTCTTTATTCGGCAGGCCGGGGCGCTTTTGCCAACGTGAAATCGGCCCGGATTCGCAAGACCCGGCTTTTCTTTGATTCGTTTCCTGTGTTTAAGGCTCAACTCATCGCGGACATCGCTACGTTTGTTATGCACTGCGAAAAGGAAGGGAAGCAAGCTTGCGTTCGCTTGAACGGCACAAGTGACATATCGTGGGAGCGCCTTGGCATTTTAGATCAATTCCCCAAAGTGCAGTTTTACGACTACACTAAGAGCCCTATTCGTGCGCTGCAGGCAGCAAAAGGAGCGTTGCCAGCGAATTATGACCTGACCTTTTCCCGGTCTGAAGTGAACGAAGCGCAAGCAATCGACGTGCTAAGGGCTGGCGGAAATGTCGCGGTCGTTTTCGCTTCGGATTTGCCGGCAATTTGGGCTGGTTTTCCCGTCATTGACGGCGATGTTTCGGATTTGCGCTTCCTAGATCGCAAAGGTGTGGTCGTTGGCCTGAAGGCGAAAGGCCAGGGCAAGAAAGACGAAAGCGGATTTGTGGTTGGTTGAAAGGACGAAACCGGCAGCGGTGCCGGTCCGCCCGTATTTGCGGGCGCTGATGAGTCCAGATTGATTCAAACTAGTAAACAAGGCAAAGACATGAACACAAAGATTGATTCGGCATTGCTTGAACGGGCGCAAAGCATTTTGACAAGGAAAGGGGCCAGATCACTTGCAACGGCTTGCCTTAGCCTAGCAGCAAAACGGATTTGCGGACTTTCAATTCAGGACTTGCCCGATTTGCCCTGCGGCATGTACTTTCGCGACCAATGGCAAGAAACGTGGGAAGGGGACGGCCTGAATGTTGGCAACCTTGCCAGTGCAATGGACGACGCGAATGATTGCGTGCGCTCTATTTTGGCTGAGGAGGGATTCGCTTTTTGTGATCGCGAAGGGAATCAAACATGAAACACAATACACTTAGTACAGAGGAAATTCGCCAACGCATGGGCGCTGACGCCAGCACCGAGGAGGCGGAACGCATGATCGGGCTTCTGTCTGCCCGTGGAATCGCCGATCCGGCCGACGTCTCGGATGAGCAATGGTTTAATTTGGTAGCTGACGCCATCAGCCCATGAAACGACACAACGCATTCCCCTCTGTTCTCTCCGCTCTATTCCATGCCGCGCTTTACATCGGCATTTGCTACGTGTTCGCGCTGGTGCTGCTGGGCTTTATCACGCCATGAATACGTTTCTCATCATCTGCGGCATGGCCCTACTTGCCTTTGGCGTGCTCGTGTTGGGCGTTGCGCTCATCAGCCGCAAGGCTATGCCACCACAACCAGAACAGACAGACAAGGGAGAATCCAACCCATGAAAAAACCAATACAGAAGCCCGAGCCAGGCTCACCACTTGGCGAAAGCTTTACGGACATTTACAACGGCCTTTGCCAGCGGGGCTGGCCAATGGACATTGCATGGCGCGAAGCATTAGCCCGCGTCCAATGGTTAGAGAATCACGAACAGAGAGAACAGGAAACCAAACAGGAGGAAAAGAGCACATGAATATAGATAAATTACTAAGCACGCCGCCTCAAGAAATTGCCCGGCTTTACAGAGATGCCGTGTCTCGCCAGCGCCGGGCACCTATTGCCGCGCAATGGCTATTTGGTGCAGAAATTAAGCGCCTTAAGGATGCGTTTTACATCGCCTCAGAAGAACGGAGGCTTTTTCGATGAAAACAGACGATTCAACGCCGCTTAAGCCAGATACGCGAGACTTTGGTTTTTCCCTCCGCGCGCCCTTTTTAATCAATGCAGAAGAATGCACGATTGAAGCCCTCTGCGCCTTCGCCCTAGCCTGTCGCCCTGTGGTTAAGTTATCGCCGCCAGAAATTGAGATAGAACGTCGTTTGGTGAACTGGGGATACCTTTCCCAAAGGCACAAAACAGCTAACGGCGAAGAGTTTGTTGGGTCAATGCCGGTGGATGGTATGCCGAAATTATCTTTTAGGGGCAGCACATGAACATATTTCGACCACAAGACTTTGGAGCCAAGGCCAACGGATCCAACGATGACACAACGGCTGTTTCCTCGGCCCTATCGGCAGCAATGGGCCGCGATGGCTGCGTGGAGTTTCCGCCTGGCACATATCGCATAACCGAAAGCATGGTGCGCTTGGTGGGCAATCATAGCCTCAGCCTGCGTGGCTACGGGCCGAACGTGTCTCGGCTGCTATTCGAGAATTGCGATGGGTTCACGTTCCTGATGGAGCAGGACGGAATCCATCAGCCTTATGGGCTCGACATACAGGGCCTTTCCTTCAACGCAGGGGCAGGCCAATGCGGCAGGGGGCTCAAGATCAGCATGGGCCAGCCAACAGCCTCAAACGAGCACGGCGGGTGTCCGCTGAGGCTGCGGGATGTCGAAGTGCGATCAAATGCGCATAGCTACTGGCGCGAAGGCATCGAAATTGAAGGGGTTTGGAATCCTAAGCTTGAGGACGTGTTCGTTTCCGGTGGCTCCTACGGTGGCGACTGGGCAAAGATGACCGGGGCCGGCGTCAAATTGCGTGGCATGTGCGTCAATGCCCACTTGTCCAACGTTCGTTGCAACTTTTGGGCAACAGGGCTCCAGGCGCACGCCGAGAAATACAACACCGAGGGGCTGTTTTGTTCAAATTGCAGCATGGTAGCCGTAAAGCGTGGCGTTTGGCTCCGGGGCGATCCCTACGTGGGCGCGGGGCGGATTCACACGCTGCAATGGCAGGGTGGAATGATCGAAAATAGGTTTGGCGGGGTCACAGGAGGGCTTGCGGCCTTCCACCTCGAACACACGCACGGGGTGTCGATCATGGGTTGCCAAATGATACCCGAAACCATGAATTGCTTGGAGGCATCGTATGGTGTCATCGCCCAAAACTGCCGAAACGTGCAGGTGCAAGGCTGCGAAATCAACGCATATCACAACGGAGTGTTGACAACGGATGTTTGTAGTGGTTTTAACATCATCGGGAATAACTTCCCTTACAATACAAGCCCCGTTACGTTCGGTCCCGGCACCTATTCCAGCCAAGCAAAAAACAACTTACAAGGGCAGGCCGGGGCCGTTCCCGACACAATCGTAGTATAACCCCAAAGGACTAACATGAAAAACACATACACAGCCGTTGCATTGGTCATTGCGACTCTGCTGCTAGCAGGTTGCGGCGAGGCTCAGAACATGGGAAACAAGCACTCTCCCGGCCTGCGGGAGACCAGAGACGGTATTAAGTACAGGCTCGTCAAAATTGAGGGGCGAACCTTTGTTGCAACGCAAACCTATAACGGAAACTGGACCTTTGCGGGGCCGATTGACTAACATGAACCCATACCAAAGAGAATTGAGCGATTGCGCGGCAAAGGATAGCGCCGCCAACATCATCAACGGTTTTCTCAACCGTTTCGCGGCGCCGACGTGCATTGAACAGGCTTTAGTCGTGTCGTCGGCTAACGCATGGCTAGAAGCCTATGAGGCCGACGATTTCCGCTCGCCTGAGCAAAAAGCCGACAAGAGCTATTTCCCAGTTGATCCCACTTCGGCGTTAAGCCGATTTCACAACAAAACCAAAACGATACCCAAAACCATACCGATTAAACATCATGCCCATCGCTAAACAAGGTTCAGAAGGAAAGACATTCGAGCCCGTAAGTGCGGGAGTCCATCAGGGGGTTTGCTACTCCGTGATTGACCTCGGCACGCAAACGCCGACCAACACGGCGTACATCGCCGCACGCAAGGTCCAGATTGGCTGGGAAATCCCCGGCGAGACGGTCGTGACCGACGACGGCCCGAAGCCCCGCGTCATTGGCAAGGAATACACGCTCAGTCTTGGCAAGAAGGCAAATCTGCGTGCGGCCTTGCAATCGTGGCGGGGCCGTCCCTTCACCGAGGAGGAGTTGAAGGGGTTCGAGCTGTCCAAGTTGATTGGGGCGAACTGCCTCATCAACGTGATCCACAAGAAGAGCGACGACGGGACGAAAACCTACGCCCGTATCGAGGGCCTGATGCCATTGCCAAAGGGAATGCCGCTGGTTAAGCCCCTAGCCCCAACCCTGACGTTCGACCTGCCTAAAACTGGGGCGATTGTGCTCCCCGAGGCCATGCCGGAGTTCATCAAGGACAAGATCATGAAGTCCGAAGAATGGATTGCCCAAGTTAGCGGTGGAAAGGCCATCACCGAGACCAAGAAGCTCGAAGCCGGGGCCGATCCGGCCATTGTCGGCGACAGTGAAAACGTTCCATTCTAACCTTAACCACACAATCAAATGAGCGACAAGGACTGCACGGACAGGATTCAAGACTATACGGATAGTCTTTACGACGAGCTGCTCGCCACACGCGAGCAGCTTTTGCAAGCGCGACTGGCCATCGTTGGCGTCAACGCATGGCTAGAAGCGGGGGATCGGGACGATTGGCGCTCGCCTTTTTATCCGAAGAACGCCCTGAAGGAATTGAGGGCGTATCTGGCATGGGCTGAATCAACCAAACCGAAGATGGAGGAGGTCGCGCCATGAATCCTTCAAACATGGTTGAAGTTCGCAAGCTGGACAAGGGGGACGTAATCGAACATGACGGGAAGCGGCTTGTGTTGCAGGGATATGGCACGCGCCACGGCAGTAAGTTGTGGCAGCTATTGCTGACGCATGAGGAAGTAGGTGGTGCGTTTCTGATGCATCGCTTTCCCGCAGACAAGGTTTTACTGGTTAAGGAGGCTGCACCATGAACCGCGAAGCACAACGTATAGCGATTGCGGAGGCGGGAGGGTGGGAACGTACTGAAGACCGCGCGTGGAATCTTTGGAAGAAAGGCTGCGACGTTCAGCACTTAGACTGCCTTCCCGACTACCTCAACGACCTGAACGCCATGCACGAGGCGGAGAAGACCTTTGACGACTGCGAAATTCGATGGGGCGCTTACAAGTCCCAGCTTTTCGTGCTGCTCGAACCACACCGGCACTATCTCCACGCCACCGCAGCCCAACGCGCCGAAGCCTTCCTCAAAACCCTCAACCTCTGGAAAGACACCCCATGAATCACACGCCATTTGATCGCGACGACATCACCCGTGACAGCGAACGTAATTGGCAGGCACGGGCCGTTCGTGAGCGTCTGGAACGTACGGGAGATGTGGACTATGCTGCGCTGGCCAAGGGTGAGTTTGACGCTTGGGTGAAGGAAAAGGCGGCAGCGGATGCCCGGCGCAAGTTCAAGCCGAAGGAGGAGCAGCCATGAGCAGCGACACGCCACTGCCGGATTGGCAGTTTAAATGCGCTGGGAAGGTTCCAGCAGACTTCCTTAACCACGCCCGCACCCTCGAACGCCGCGTCAGCCAGCTAGAGGCCGAGCTTCAATCCGCCGAACAGGTTATTGAGAAATCAGCCGGACAGCCGGGCAGCTACCTATACACTCAGAGGCTTGAAAAGCGCGTCACCCAGCTAGAGGCCCAGCTTGCCGAGGCGCGCAAGGATTCGGAGCGGTTGGATTGGCTGGATGAGAAGAAAGCCGACCTTTGCGAACTGAACGGCTGGAGGGCTTACGATCTTACGCAAGAGGCGGGAAAGATTCAAAGCGTCCGTTCGCACCCGACTACCCGCGCAGCAATCGACGCAGCAATGAAACCATGAACCCACAACGCAAAGCCAAGAAGCCGGCGAGGATTAAGGGCCATATTGTGCCAGCATTTACCGCCGTGAAGAACGGTGACGGCCTTACGATACGCTGGAGGGAAGTGCCAAAATACCTTGAACTCCCAATCGACAACCCAGACGCTCTGGTTGAGCAGGTGGCCAACGACATGGCAGCCTATGGCCGGAGTGGACAGTATCTGAAGACATGGGAGGATATTGCCCGCGCAGCCCTGCGCTCCATCGGCGTGCCGATTAAGGGAGGGATGAAACCATGAACCCACAACGCAAAAGCCAAAATCTCAGAAACGAAGAAACCCCGGATTTCTCCGGGGTTTTCGTGAAGAAACCTTTTCAGATCGCCTCAACTGCATTTAGCAGAAAGTGGCGGGAAAATCGCATTTTCCTCAAAAAAATCAAGGCTTATTTTTCAGCGCGCCTAGAAATGCCTCAAAACTTGAAGTTTCGGTTGAAATTCAAACTGACCCACTACCAAATCGTGCTAATACACCAATATCTCTACTACGTGATGAATGCGCCGATCTGGAGCGACTACGAATACGACCGATATTGCAAAGCTCATGGCCTTGAAGGAGGCGGAGGTTCGGATCGAGCTTCTGACTACTCGGCCGAGATCGCGAACTTGGCCAAGCGGGCGCAGAAGGAAGCGAGCACATGAGCGACAGCGATATTGAGCGGGCATTTGCTGATGGCCGGCTGAAAGAAGCCGATAGGGTACCGACCATCCGCGCAACAAAGTGCTGTGAATGCGAGTACTTCAGGATCGCTCCTGGTGAAACGTATTGCATCAGAACCAACTGTTTCACGGCTCGCGACACCTACACCCAAAACGCAAAATGCGGCGGACTATTCCGTCCGCGAAAGACCACATGAGCACGCAACCGAGCGAGCACGCGATGCGCGCGGCAGGTGAGCTGTTGGGATTGGCGCTAAAAACGCTGGTTGCCGGCAACGGCATGCCAGACGGCATCGGCCTAGAGGCGTCGCGGATTATCGACACGCACGCCGTCGAACCCGCCACGCGCGAGCTGCGGGAGGCGCTGGCTAGAATCCAAGGGCTTACAATGAGCCAAGTAAGAGACGCAGCCGAGGGCTTTCAGTTGTGCCGTGAAATTGCGGCACGAGCCCTTTCCGAGAACGAGGAGAAGAAATGAAGAAACACCGGCCACGACGAAACCACGCTGAAGCCGAGAAGCTGGCGTGGCAGGTGTTTCACCTTCGCAGGTTCAACGTGAGCAGGAAGTACATTGCCGAGTTTCTGGGCATCTCGCAGGACATGGCGGGGCACTACCTGCGGGGTGATTGCAAGGCAGCTTTAAGGGCAGGGACTATCAAATGAAAGACAAGACCCATCTGAGTGTTTTGGACCTCCGGGGGAAGGTGTTGTGGCATGGGCCAATTCCCGGCGCCATCGCCCGAAAAAGACGCATCAGGGAACTTGAGGCGGCACTTAAATGCTGTTCGGAGAAACTTGAACGGTTTGCCGATAAGGTGCCCAAAGACTCTCTGGAATACAAAAGCGGAATGGCCATCGTGAAATATGCCCAAGGGGTTCTCTCGAAGGGGACTATCAAATGAACGAACATTTCATCGTTGGGACGGGATCGACGCGGCTTTACGAGCCCCGTGGCATAAAGGTGTATCCGATTACGATTCCAGCCTCTTTGCTGCTCCCACCCGTGTCAGCACCCGTCCAGAAGGTCAAAACGCCTGTAAAGGGCAGGAAAGGGCCAAAGAAGGGCCGCGTAGAGCGCACCCGTAATGGCGGAACGTGGACGGAGCATCGTTATGTCGGGGTTTGGCGGTCTGCTGTCCGGCGCGTGTCCCGCTTTTGGGTGCCTAAACTGACGGCCTTGAAATGGGCTAGGTTCTCTTGGCCGGGTCCACGGGGGCGGAAGTGGGGCTACACTTGTGCCCACTGTCAGGGCAAGTTCATCAGGGATAGCGTCGAGGTTGATCACATCATCCCATGCGGGAGCCTGAAAAAGATTGAAGACCTTCCGGCCTTTATTGCCCGAGCCTTGCCCGAAGACCCCAAGGCTTTCCAAGTGCTCTGCAAACCGTGCCATAGGGTAAAGACCCTACGGGACAACGAAGTGAGGAAGCTGCAATGACCACCAAAGAACACCTAGCAGAGCTACGCCGCATGGCCTACAACGCCGAGCGGGACGGCTACGACAGGGAATGGCACAAGACCATAGCCAAGAGTCATTCGGACGTTTCTGCCCTGCATAGGGGCGCAGAACGGGCCATGCTGGACGAAAAAGAGGATTTTAACAACTTCGTACCCAACCTTTTCCCGAAATGATCGCTGCACTTTTTGTCCAAAAAGGGGGAAGCTACTACGGTCTGCCGAACGTGGACCCGTGGCCTGAATCACGGGACGCACGCCTTTACGCCGGCCCCTATCCCGTCGTAGCGCATCCACCCTGCCAGCGTTGGGGCAAGATGTGGTTCGGCCAGCCGCTCACGGTGAAACTCACCGGAGTCAGGAAGCAGAAGGGGGACGACGGCGGTTGCTTTGCTGCTGCTCTGTACGCCGTGCGCAAGTGGGGTGGGGTACTAGAGCACCCTTGGGGCTCGCACGCATGGAAGCACTTTGGCCTTGCGAAGCCATTTCGGGCCGGGGGGTGGATTGTGGCCGATGACCAAGGGGGCTACACCTGCTGCGTGGAACAGGGCAAATACGGCCACTATGCCCGCAAGCCCACCCTGCTGTACGCCTGCAAAACCGAGCTTCCCGAACTTCTTTGGGGCCATAGTGAGGCCCGACTAGATCCTGCCGTAATAGCCCGCATGGGACTCACTAGGGCGAAACGGCTGGGCGAAGTGGGCGCAAGGGGTGGCGGCACCGATAGCACGCCCAGAATCCACACGCCGGCAGAATTTCGTCATAGGCTTATTTCCTTGGCTACATCCGTTTACGAAAATAGATGAAAAATAACGAACAAATCGGCTTGACGGTGGAGACCTATGGTATTCTTCTGTCCTTGTTCAAGGCGTCTGATAGCCGCCGTGACCCACAATTTGTTCGTGTTAGTCCTTGTAGGGCCCCCGGAAGCTATCATCCGCGGGGCCCTTTTCTTTTGGCCCACTCTCACGGCGAGGGGTTGGCGATAAGGGCCGGACAACCTGCAACGCTGGCTATTGCTGCCAGCCGGGCTTAGTGATCTGGCGCTCCCTAGACACCCGACAGGAGCTTAATCTTGCGCAGGAGACATACATCCTGGGTGAATGCCGGATAGTGCAGCCTCAAGCTGCAACGTGGGCGAAGGCGAAAGCCGAGAGCAGAACCAGCACGGCTATCCGGGAACGTGGCAAACGCAGGCTTCCGAGTCCTTAAACGTATTTGCTCTTCAAAACCTCACTTCCTCCTTTCAAGGGGTGAAGTGTGGGCACGCGACTAACCC